TGCTAATCCCGGCAACTCGGGAGGTGCAGGTAATATAGGCAATGTTACCTCTTATAATTGTGTAAGTGTAACTCCGGGGGCGAACTATCCTATAAGTGTACCTCCCGGAAATAATGGTTATATAACCGTTAGTTGGGACCCTCAATAGGAGCAATAGGTATAAAATGGCAACGGCAAAAAAGAAAACTACAGCAAAAAAACGTAGAACAATACGTTCGGTGGCAACTGGCGAAGAAAGAGAAATGCCCACGGCAGGTCTTGGGCCTGAGCACGATGAAAAAATAGACGCTTTACGGGCAGAACTAGACTTACTAGATAGAAAAGCAGACCTATGTAGGGCAAGATCGTATTCTGTTGGTAGCGCTTTTGGCGGTTGCACAGAACTAAACATGCGCTCTGTGCATGGTACTATTTGGGCAATTCTACAGCCAGTAGAAACTATTGAACTTATACACCAACTTGCTGCAAATGTAGGCTGTCACATGCAGCTTATGCCAAGACAAGACTTTTCTAGTTGGCGCGGATGGGAGATGTCTAAAGAAGAGTTAGAACACTATAGGGGAATAAACTCGCCGGGAGTAGGTCACCCCGCGCACCTCACACAAGAGTCGGCGCAACAACTAGAAGATGGTATAGGGCGAAGGTCTGAAGGAGACCCCTTAGAAGTAGGCATGGGGGAACAAACCAAGGCTTCAATTGGGGCTAAAGCGAAAAAACAAAAAGCCCCCTAACTTATATAAGGATTTTTACTATGCTATGGCAACTACAAAAGCTTTCTACTAATGAGCCACTATCAAAAAAGTACCCTACTCTTCCTGAAAATTGGGGGCCTATATTTGGCCTAGAAGGGGTAAAAGACAAGCTCCACGATTTGTCATGGCTAGGCGATGCGTATGCAGACATGGGTTGGGTTGAAGTAGAAGGTAGCGTTTCCGAACTAGCCGAACCAACAAACATAAACCCTGTAGAGGATGCAGAGAATAGGATTCAAGCTGAATTAGCTAGTTCCGAATGGGCGGTTTCTGCGGGTTCTGGGCTTACAAAAGCCCAAAAAAGAATATGGGTAGAGTACCGAAAAACATTGCACAAATTAAAAAATAACCTAAACCCCGAAAATATAAGTTTCCCTATACGCCCCGAGTAAACTATGGAAACAACCCTACGTAGAGATGGGAATATATCGTACGCAGTAACCGATGATTTTTTCACTCCGCAAGAACTTACTTTGGTGGAAAAAGAAATACAGACATTAGATAAGTTTTTAGTCCCCCCAGACAAAACAAATACTGCTTTTTCCTCGGACGGTAAAATATTAAAAGATGGCAGTGGGGTTTTTCTAGATAAAATATACGCTAACGACAGAGAAAAATCTGCAATATTAAACGCTTGTAGAAAACTCTTTAGCTTTGAGTACATGACTACGTTGACAGAATTTGATTTAATTTTTGATCTTTTACGCCAAAGTAACCGTGATTCTACTCTTCTTAATAAGTATTGTTCACAGGATCAGTACCGCAGGCACGTCGACACTTCTTTAGTATCTAGTGTCATAATGCTAGGAGGCAACCGTTTTTACGGTGGAGATTTTATTTTGGGAGATAGAATAATTCCTTTTAAAAACAATAGAGCTATAACTTTTCCTAGTATGGCTCTTCATGGCTGCACTCCGATAGAGGGCGACGGGGTTAGATATTCTATAGCTGTTTTTGCCGACCGCAGGTCAAACTAATGTTTTGGAAAAGAAAAAAAGAAATTGTTTTGAACTGCTATACCAATAGAGCAGATGTATATAACTATTTTCCAATAATAGAAACAAAGAAAAAGATTCCTAAGTGGTTTAAAGGGCTTCCAACCCCTAAATTTAAAACGATTGAAGACCGTGACACGGCTAATCTTAAACTGTGTCCGGCCTTTATAGAATACTTTAAACGCGGAATTACGTTACCGCTATGGAGCGATCTTTTCATAAGGATAGGTAAGAAAAATACTTTGGATTATGAATGGCACTATGCGGATAGATGCTCTGACATAGATTTTCATCGCCCTGAACAAACAAACAATTATTTTGATCCGTTATTGTACCAACACCTTAAATTGACTAGCCCTTGGCTGTTTACTTGTGACGAAGACATTTCTTTTTTAGCGATGGAGCCGGGATGGCAGTTTGATGCTTTAGGCACTGCCCGTATTTTACCGGGAATAGTTAATTTTAAATACCAACCCAACACTAACATAAATATGTTTCTTGTTAGAGAGAATGAAGGGACAGACCTTTTATTGCATGCGGGAATGCCGATATATAATTTTTTTCCTCTAACAGACCGCAAAATAACCATAAAAAATCATTTGGTTTCTGATGACCAGTTTATAAAAATTTACAAAAAAGGCACCCAATTTAAATTTATTAGAGAGTATGAAGAAAGGAAAAAAATAATAACGGCCATGTCGTGCCCTTTTAAACATGATATTACAAAATAAAGATGCCTTTAAAGTATCGAATCAGGTTTAACAAAGCCCGAGGCCAACCGGGCAGGGGTACAGAAGAGCACGTATGGCGCGTGTTGCAGGACAATACAGAGTGGTTAGCTAGGCACGTAATAATAGAAGTACCGTCTCGGAGTGAGCAGGAAGGCCCAGATTGGAATATCGTGTGCGAAGGGATTATGTTATTCTTTGAAGACACCGATACTGTGGTAATACAGTAACTTAGAGGCAGTAGGAGTACCCATGAGATGACCGAACTAGAGCTAGAAGCAATGATACAGCGTGCTGCGGAGGCGGGGGCTAAAAAAGCCTTACGTGACGTGGGTTTACAAGACGACGACGCTGTTCATGACATGCGTGAAATACGCGACCTTCTAGACTCTTGGCGCTCGGCCAAACGTACTGCGGCAAATACCTTGATTAAGACCTTTACCTACATATTCTTGGGTGCCCTGCTAACGGGGTCCTACTTTAGTTTTTTTAACAAGCCATGATGAGCCACTTTAAGACCAGACTTATACTAGAAGCAGTAGACGGGGGGTGGCAATTAACGCAGCCCTTTATCTACCATAGTGAGTTGCTGAACTGCGATATTGAAGTGCCTACCGGCTATATTACTGATTTAGCTAGTGTTCCTCAGATATTCCGTTTTATAGTGCCCGTTGCGAATGCAAAGAACCGAAGGGCTGCGGTAGTCCACGACTACTTATGCACTCACCCAGACGGGCTAGTAAAAGACCAAAAGCAGGCGGATCAAGTATTTAGAGAGGCACTGGGCGTAGTGGGTGTGGGGCGATTCCGGTCTGCTGCGTTATACTACCCAGTGCGTACGTTTCAGTCTATTAAAGGATGGTTCTCATGAGATTACTTATTTTAGGCGCAGTGCTGCTTGCACTCCCTGCTTGTACCCAGTTGAATAGCTTAGAGATTACGCCGGAGGACAACGCTATGGCCTGTCTGAAAGGCAACACGAACGCGGCCGGAGCTGTGCTTGGGGCTACTGTTTCCGGAATTACGGTTGAGCTTCCTGCCTCTGTGGATACCTCCAACTGGACAGCGGAAGACTGGAAGACCCTAGCCGAGCTTTGCGACTAGTGGCCGAAAAACTTCTAGAGATGCTCAAGCGCCATGAGGGCGTAAGGTCCCACGTTTACCTGTGTTCTGCTGGGTACGAAACCATTGGGGTGGGGCGAAATATCTCGAAGTCCGGTATGGGTCTGTCAGATGATGAAGTCGACTACCTGCTAGAGAACGACATAGTACGCGTTATTAAGGAACTTTCTTCGGAATATCCGTGGTTTAAGGACCTTGATGATGTGCGAAAAGATGCTATGATTGACATTAGTTTTAACCTTGGTGCTACGAGGCTTCGTGGTTTCAAGCGCGCATTGGCAGCTATGGAAGTTGCCGACTATGAAATGGCCGCAAAAGAGTTCCTAGATTCCAAGTGGAGTCGGGACGTAAAAGGCCGTGCTACCGAACTCTGCTACATGATTGAGATGGGTAGCTACCTATAATGAGGTTAGGAAATGCCGCTTCAGAAACTACAATTCAAGCCCGGGGTTGACCGCGAGAATACGCGCTACGCAGCCGAAGGCGGTTGGTACGAGACCAACAAAGTGCGTTTCAGACGGGGTATGCCTCAGAAGATCGGTGGGTGGGTGCGCCTGTCCAGTGCTACTTTCCTCGGCATCTGCCGGTCTATGCTCAACTGGATTACTCTGGGCGGGCAAAATCTTGTTTCTGTAGGCACTAACCTCAAGTACTACATCGAGCGTGGTGGGGTTTACTTAGACGTTACCCCTATCCGGTCCACGGTAACCCTGACTGACCCCTTTGATACTACCAGCGGCTCCGCTGTTGTTACGGTTACAGATACCGCCCACGGTGCGCTTGAAGGCGACTTTGTTACGTTTAGCGGTGCTACAGCGGTGGGTGGGCTTACTCTTAATAACGAGTACCAGATAAGCCTGATTGACGAAGATTCCTACACTATTACTGCTGAGACTACGGCTTCTTCTACTGCCACGGGCGGCGGGACTGTTACTGCGGCGTACCAAATCAACACGGGCAACGAGATTGCTGTACCTTTTACTGGTTGGTCTGGCGGTACTTGGGGTGCAGGTACGTGGGGTTTTGGTGGTACTACTGATGCGCCTATTCGGCTCTGGAGCCAAGCTAACTTCGGTGAGGACTTATTCTTTACCTACCGTGGCGGTGAGCTTTTCTACTGGGATGCAAGCAATGGGGTTACTACTCGTGCGGTCTATGTGTCTTCGCTTGCCGGTGCGTCAGACGTTCCTGTCATAGTTAATAAGGCATTCGTGTCTGACATCTTCCGGTTTGCCTTCTGTTTTGGTGCGAACGATCTGGGTACTAGCACACTAGACCCTATGCTTATCCGTTGGTCTGACCAAGAAGACGTAGCTAACTGGACGCCTGCGGCCACTAACCAAGCAGGTAGCCTGCGTTTGTCCCGTGGTAGTGAGATCATTACCGCCATACAAGCACGTCAAGAAATACTGGTCTGGACTGACACCGCCCTGTATGGCATGCAGTATTTAGGCGCTCCAGAGGTTTGGGGTGCGCAATTACTAGGCGACAACATCACCCTAGCAAGTCTTAACGCAGCGGTATACTCAGGCAACATTGCTTACTGGATGGGCACGGACAAGTTCTATTACTACGACGGTACAGTTAAGACGCTACCCTGCTCTATCCGCAGCTATATATTCAACGACTTTAACTTCTCTCAGTATGCACAGGTGATTGCAGGTACTAACGAGCGGTTCGATGAGATTTGGTGGTTCTACTGTTCTGCCGACGTTACGCAGAATGACCGCTACGTGGTGTACAACTACCTGCAAGACATTTGGTATTACGGCACGCTATCGCGCAGTGCTTGGATCGACGCTGACCTGAGAGAAAATCCGATGGCGGCTACGTACAGCAACAACTTGGTCAACCACGAAGTGGGCTACGACTGCCAAGAAACTGCTACGCCATTCCCGATTACAGCTACGCTAATATCCTCTGAGTTTGACTTAGACGACGGCGATAAGTTTATGTTTGTTAAAAGAATGTTACCCGACGTAACGTTTGAGGGTTCTACGGCTGACAATCCCGCTGCTACTATGACTTTATCCCCTATGGAAAACTCTGGTTCTGGGTACAACAACCCTCTATCGGAAGGCGGTAACAGCAGCGCTACGGTAACTCGTTCGGCTACGGTGCCTATTGAGCAGTTTACAGGGCAGGTCTTTGTGCGGGTACGTGGTAGGCAGATGGCATTTAAGATTGAGTCTACTGAGTTAGGTGTGGCTTGGAAGCTAGGTATACCACGTTTGGATATGCGTCCTGATGGGAAACGAGGCTAATGGCTGAGCGGCTAGTACAAAAAGTCCAAGCGCCTGCGCTTCCTATACCCAAGGCGGGGCCACTAAAGCAGTATCTGGATGACCTGAATAACATCCTGCGGCTGTTTTTTAACTTGCTAGTTAACGCGGTTAACAGTGTATTTGGAGAGCAAGGTGGGCGGTTTATAGAAGCCCCTAACGCTAAGTTCTTCTCTACTGTAGATCAGACTGCCAGCGTTATAAACACAGCTTACGCCTTGCAGTTCGAGAACACGTATTTAGGCGAAGCTATAAGCATAACAGGGACACCGAAGACGAGAATAACTCCACTTTATTCAGGGGTTTACAACTTTGAACTTTCGGTAGAACTGACTAGCAGTAACGCTAACTCAAAAGAACTGTCGTTCTGGGTACGTAGGAGCGGAGTAGACATAGCAAATACTGGTAGAATGCACGTAGTGGCGGGTTCTGGCGGCGTGGACGATTTTGAATACAGTTTTACTATGGACCTAACAGCGGGACAGTATATAGAACTTATGTGGGCAACAGACGATACAGGCATAACGATTGATTATCAGGCGGCTGCTAGCCCCCGCCCTGCCGTGCCGTCCACCTTATTAACAGTAGCTTTTGTTTCGGCACTGCCTGAAACGCTACCGACACCGTAGGTGAAATTATGCCAATAAGACAAGCCCCAACTAGCGGATACGCCGGGTCGATTACTGCAACTGCCCCCAGCAGTGGGGTTACGCTTGACCGTGGTATTGCATACGGCGGGGGCGACTCGTCTACATTTTTCCAAGACTTAGCAGACCAAGATCGTAGAGAAGCTTTACAAGACGAAGCGGACCGAATAGCTGCGCAGTTATCAGGTGCTGCATCCGCAGAAGGGGGGTTTGACCAAGGAGAAATAGACGCAGTTACTGGTTTGATAAACGCAGGATTAGTGTCTGTAAACGATGTAGCTAATCAATTTGGACTGCCTGTTAACGTAATTCAGGCTGCGTATGACGCAAACAAACCTGTACAAAGTACTCAAGGGGCATACGATGCCATATTAGAAGCCTCTGCCGCAATAGATACTGGTGGGGAGTATAAAGACGCATTAGACAGTTTAAACTCTCAGATAGATAATAAAACAAAAGAAGGTTTTGGGTATGCGAAAGAGGCTGCGTATGGAGTAGACCTTACCCCCGCACAAATAGCAGCGGCAGAACGGGCGGCGACTGCTGCGCTCGATACAAAAAATACTTTGGTAGACGAACGAAATGCGTTATTTGAGAGTGGGGTTGAAGCGGGCATTATTGAAACCCCCGGATTTTTAGAGAACCTAAAAGATACTGGGCTAGAAGGGTTAAGCGACGTATTAGGTGCAGGCACTCGGGGTATATACAACGTAGCCTCAAACATCCCTGTAGTGGGTGGCTATTTGGGCGATTCTATAGAGGGCGTTGCGGACTGGCTTAAGAATATGGAAGGGGTGGTTAGTATCAACCCTATTACGGGGCAGGTTCAAGGTACTTGGGGGGAAATACCCCCTTGGATGGAAAAACAAACCGTAACTCAAATAGGTAACATCCCCGGCTCACAAACTACTGCTGGCGTTTCCACGGGCACCATCTTTGACGACTTCATTTCTATAGGTAGGGGTGAGCAAGACATAGGAGATGTGCTCGAGGACAGAACAGGGCAAGTTGCTTCCACTATAGGTATAGACCCGAAGATACTAGCTGCCGCTACCGCTGCTGGTAAGACCGTAAAAGATTACTTAGAGGACAAAGCCGAAGAAACAGCACTTGCTTCTAAAACAGAAGACGAGACCGAAACAGAAGTTAAGCCAGTTGCAGTGGACCTTAGCGGCGGTCCGGCGGATATAGTAGAGGAAGTTTTGGCGCAGCAAGGGGTTGAAACTGTTACTGGCAAGGAAGTCATAGACCCCACTAGTACGAACCAAACTTTGACTGTGGGTGACGGAACAGATGCAGTAGATACGTTGCTTGGCGACGGTAAATTGGAAGACACCGGTGCTGGTGGATATGAGGAAGTTATTTCTGAGCGCCAAATAGGTGATGGGTTTATCTTTGAGCCACCTATAATTGAGGAAGAGCCACCTGTAGTTATTGAGCCACCTATAGTTGAGGAAGAGCCACCTGTAGTTATTGAGCCACCTATAATTGAGGAAGAGCCACCTGTAGTTAT